GTATTGATATTCGGTGCAGTTACAACAGCCATGAATCTATACCCATATAACATGTATTTTCAATTTGTAGGTATTACAGGTTGGTTGATAGTAGGTATATTATGGAATGATTGGTCATTGATAGTGGTTAATATTGTAGGTTCAATAATTATGTTGATAGGTATTTTACACTATCACTTTTTTACAGATTGGTATTTAAACATTTACGAGGTATATATTGAAGCATGATTAAGATGATTGAAAAAGTTATGTTAGGAGTAATAGCATTATTGACTATTATTGCTACATTACAAGAGATAGTTATGATTTATGCACATGGTAGTGTATCATTACCAGACTTATTATTACTATTCATTTATACAGAGGTGTTAGGTATGATAGGTGTATTCTACACTAGTAATAAAATACCTATAACTTTACCATTGTTTATTGCTATGACGGCATTATCAAGATTAATAATCTTACAAGGTAAAGACATGGACCCAAGTGCATTAGTTTTTGAGGCAAGTGCAATACTACTAATTGCTATTGCATGTTTAATAATTAGATACAGACCATCTAATCAAAGTACGGAGTTGTAGTATGACTGAAGATAGTATATATAAAAAATATAACATCACAATTGATGGCAAGAAAACATATGTTTATGCATTGAAAAGTTTAACAGATGAAGAGGCAAAAAAAGAATTAAAAGGTAGATTTAAAGATAGTAAGGTGACAGGTATAAAATATGAAAACTGAACATGAGGTAATAGATAATTTCTTACCAAAAGAATACTTTGATGAATTAAAAAAAATTGTTATGAGTGCAGGTGTACCTTGGTATTGGACTAAAAAGATAAATAAATTTCATAAAGAAGGTGAAGGTGATTTATCGAGTTACTTTACACATGCATTATTTAATATCAGATTAGATTATATTTTTAGTACCCATTATCATCATTTTAATCAATTTTATAATTACCTTAATATGAAAGCTTTAATAAGAATGAAGTTAAATTTATATCCAAGAACAGGTACGATAGAAGTACATGCTCCACATATAGATTATGATTATGACCATAAAGGTTGTATTTTTTCATTTAATACTTGTGATGGTTATACAAAATTAGAAGATGGCACAAAGATTCAATCAGTAGAGAACAGAGCATTGTTGTTTAATCCAGGAATAGAACATTCTAGCACTTCAACAACAAATGCAAAGGGAAGGGTTAATATTAATATAAATTATCTTTAATGAGTAATACAATGAGTAGAGCATTTTGCATAGGTAATGGTGAGAGTAGAAAAGGTTTTGATTTAGAAAAATTAAGACCTCATGGTGTGATATATGGCTGTAATGCTTTGTATCGAGACTTTACACCTGATGTACTTGTTGCAGTAGACCATGGCATATGTCATGAGATATACAATAGTGGTTATTGTCAAAAGAATGAGGCATGGTTTAGAGACTGGACAAAAGTACCTGCTATGCATTATGACATGATGATTTATAGTGCAGTAGATAAAATAACAAGAGATGAAATAAAAGAATATTATGATAAACATATTGAAAACGAAAGAACGAATGCTGAAGAATTTGTATTTCATGGTTCTAACTTATCAGGTCTTGCAAACATTATTAAAAGTGGTAAGGCAAAAGGTAAAACAAAAGAGATTATAAAACAACAGATTAATCATTCATCAATCAATGTCAGTTGGATTAATAAACCTGATTTTTCAAACAACATAACAGACTTGATAGAAAATTATAAAAAAGATTTAGGGTGGGCAGCCGGTGCTACGAGTGGTAGAATTGCAGTAGAACAAATAAAAGAGTTAAAAGAGGTTTATTTAATAGGCCATGATTTAGAAAGTTACGACAACAAAGTAAATAATCTCTACAAAGGAACAGACCATTATGTATCAGCAGAGAACGGTAAAACACCATCAGAAAACTGGAAGATACAATGGGGTGCTTTATTTACTGAATATAATGACATACAGTTTTATAAAGTCAATGAGAAACCTGTAGGTACTGAAGATAATATAAATTGTGTAGTAGATACATGGAGAAATAATAAGAATATCAAATATATTACCTATGATGATATGGAGAAAAGATTAAATGAAAGTAACACATAGTCCATTATTTTATGAACCATTTTCAGTATATACACCTGATAATAAAATTACACAACCAGAAAAAGATTTTTTAAAAAATCTAGAAACTAGCAAAATAAAAACAGGTGGTAGTGTATCTACATCTGTAGACATATTTAATGAACATCCTGAATTACAAAATATTAGAAATGTAATGTTAGATGTTGCAGAATGTTATAAAAGAGATGTATTTGGTATTGATAATGAGTTGGCACCATTACATAGCTGGATAACAGTACAAAATAAAGGTGACTATCATCATCCCCATACTCATCCTAATGTTTTATTTAATTTAATTTACTATATTGAAGGTGCTGAAAATGCACCGTTGAGAGTTGATTTAGGTGCTGGTAAATCAAGATTGACTGAATCATTTAATCTTGCATTTAATATTTCAAACACAAATGGATTTAATTGTGGCACATATGAATATAATTGTAAAGATGGTGAGATAGTATGCATACCAGGTTATTTAAATCATGGTACAGAACCAAGTAAAGGTCATAGAGTGTGTCTAGGTTATAACTTTTTTGTAAAAGGGGTCTTAGGCGACATGCCTATTTGTATGATGAATCTATCAACCAGCCTTTACAATGACAAATAAATGTTATATAATAGGTGTAACTATTATAAATAGTACTGTAGCTTGCTACAAATACGAGAATACAATAATACAACAATACGGAGGATAATATGGATTTTGAATCATTAAAAACATCATCTAGTGGTTTTGATAAACTAACTAAGGCACTAGAAGAAAACCTCAATCCTGAGGATTCAAAAAAATCTAATAAGTACCAAGATGAAAGACTGTGGAAACCAGAACTTGATAAAACAGGTAATGGGTATGCAGTACTAAGATTCTTACCAGCAACATCAGGTGAAGATATGCCATGGGTCAGATTATGGTCTCATGCATTTCAAGGACCAGGTGGTTGGTATATTGAAAATAGTTTAACTACACTAGGTCATAAAGACCCTGTGTCAGAAGAAAATACTAGACTATGGAATACAGGTGTTGAATCAGATAAAGGCATTGCTAGAAATCGTAAGAGAAAATTATCTTATTATGCAAATGTTCTAGTAGTATCAGACCCAACACATCCTGAAAATGAAGGACAAGTAAAATTGTTTAAGTTTGGTAAAAAAATATTTGATAAGATAACAGAGGCAATGCAACCTCAATTTGCAGATGAAACACCAATTAATCCATTTGATTTCTGGAAAGGTGCAAATTTCAAATTGAAAATTAGAAAGGTTGATGGTTTCTGGAATTATGACAAATCAGAATTTGAGGGTGTTTCTGCTATCGCTGATAATGATGATAACATCAAGGCGATATGGGAGAAACAATATCCTCTAAAACCATTCTTAGATACCAGTAATTTTAAATCGTATGAGGAACTCAAAGAGAAACTGAATCGAGTAATTACAGGTACTAAGTCTACCGACACAGTAGAAAATGTAGACCTCCCATCCACATCTACTGCTACGGTTCAAAGTAAAGATAGCGCCTCTACGGCTCCTGCTAGTGATAGTGATGATACACTAGATTATTTTAGTAAATTAGCAGAAGAATAAGAGGTATCTCTCTCCGCTATCGTAAACTTTAGGGCATATCTAGTAATAGGTATGCCCTTTTCTGTATAAATAGTAACATGGCAAGTATATTTGACAAGATAACGAATCAGACAGGTGGCACAAAAAAGTCATCTACATGGTATAGAAATGCAGTATCATCTCTAGGTGATAGTGTAACTGCTCGTAAACTATATAATCAAGGTAAGATTAATCAAAGACCTTCATTAGGTAGATTGAATCTGTTTTTCTATGACCCAAAGTTTAAAGAGACATTACCATATTATGATACTTTTCCTTTAGTGTTACCATTACAAGGATTTAGAGGTGGATTTATGGGCATGAATTTTCACTATCTATCACCAGTTATCAGATTTAGATTATTAAATCAATTGCAAAGATTTGCTACAAACAGTAAGTTTGATAGTACGACAAGATTAGATGTAAGTTATGGTAGAGTAGGTGGACTTGCAAGAGTAAAATCTACAATTAAAAAATACTTATATTCACATGTTAGGTCAGGTTTTATGAGAGTAGATTTACAAGACGCTCCTACGGCAGTATATCTACCTGTACAACAATTTAAAAAACGAAGTGCAAGCTATGTATACGGAAAAAGTAGAGGATAAAAATGGCAATATTTAGAGGCGGAGTTAAAATATTTGGTTCAGATGTACGAATAGGTATTAATAGAGACAGGTCATTAGATAATATTTTATTAGACCCAAGATTTAGACAAATAGAAGGCGGACAACCGCCTAAAAATCCTAGTTTACGAGCAACAAAACCAGCCTTAATAAATCAGATGTTACAATACATCATGCAAGGAGAAGGATTGGGTAGAGCAGGTAGATATTATGCTTCATTTCAATTACCTAAAGGCAGCTCATTAACACAAAAAGAATTTGATGAAATGGAAGATGTAAGTCCTGAAGATGATTTAGCAGGTAACTATGGTACATTTAATGAGATAGAAGGATTTTCTACAGTAAACGAAAGAATACAATTACAATATGGTAAAAGAGTTAATGCATTTTGTAGAAGTATTACAATGCCTGATAGAACAATGGCAACAACACCAATAACAACAGGACCAGGCGCCCCTAGACATTTTGTAACCGACCACACATATGGTGATTTATCAGCAACATTTTATGCAGACAAGTATTTAAGAGAAAGACAATATTTTGAGTTTTGGCAAAAGTCTGCTTTTAATAGTCTATCAAATAACTATGAGTTTTATGATAACTATGTAGCAGATATAGACTTATTTAATTTAGGACAATTTGCTAACTCATCAGGTTCATCAGAGGACCCTAAGGCAAGAGATGATGTTACACATGGTGTAAAACTATATGACTGTTATCCTGTAAATATAGGGGCACCAGCATTATCATATGATAACAATAATATATTAGAATTTTCTGTTACATTTAAATATAGATATTGGCAAAACTATTTCATTAACAAGACGGCTGATGTGGCACTAGGTGATGGTGGTTTTGATAGGTCTATTGCACAAGACCCTGGCAGATTAAATGCAGGCGGTGGTTTATTGGGTGGATTACTAAATATGTTACCACCTGAACTAAGAAGGGCAGGGCAAGGAATACTAGGAGATTTGAAACGAAGAATACCAATAGGAGATTTAACAGGCGGAAGAGTATTTCCACCATTTTTTTAATAAACAAGTGAGGATATTATGGCGTTACCAAAGATAGAAACACCAACATATGATTTGACTTTACCATCTAAAGATGAAAAGATAGAGTTTAGACCATTTACAGTTAAAGAAGAAAAGATATTAATGATTGCTTCTGAATCTGAGGATGATAATGAGATATTTCGTGCAGTTACAAAAGTAATTGATGAATGTACATTTAAAAAATTAGAGAGTAGAACATTACCTTTATTTGACATAGAGTATATATTTTTAAAGATAAGAGCTAAGTCAGTAGGTGAGGTTACAAAGTTTAGAGTTTTGTGTCCTGATGACCACAAGACATATACAGAGGTAGAAATAGATTTGAGTGGTGTTGAAGTACATGTTGATGATGACCACACAAATAAAATTATATTAAATAAACAAAAAAATCTAGGTGTTGTTTTTGCATATCCTACGCTAGATGTTGCCAAGGTTAGTAAAAATTTGACAGACGCTAAAACTGAGGATATATTTGAAATAATATACTCATGCGTTGACCATATTTTTGAGGGTGATAAAATATATCCAGCAAAAGATACTAGCAGAGATGAACTTGTAGAATTTTTTGAAAGTTTAAGTCAAGAAAATTTAGTAGATATTAGAAAGTTTTTTGATAGTATGCCACAATTAAAACATGAGGTAGAGGTAGAAAACCCGAAAACAAAAGTCAAGAGTATGATAACCTTTAGAGGGTTATCTGATTTTTTTTCGTATGCCTCTCCCACAGTAACCTAGAGGCGTATTTTGAAACGAATTTTGCACTTATGCAACATCATAAATATAGTTTAACAGAGATTGAAAATATGATACCATGGGAAAGAGATATATATGTAAGTCTCTTAGTGAATTACATTAAAGAAGAAAACGAAAAAGAGAGAAGAAGACAGGAGAAAATGAGATGATACCAATGGAACTAATAAGTATGGGTGCCTCAACTGTCCTTGGTGGTATATTGTCCATTATGGCACAAAAGGGGAAAGATGAGGCAGAGAAACAAAAAATGCTAATGCAAAGAGCTGGTTTTCAAGCAGAACAGTTTGATAAGGCAAGAGCAGTAGCAGACCCATTTACAAAAAATACAAGGAGATGG